CGACCCGAACTACAAGGGCAAGGACGTCACGAAGGGGACGCTCGCCAAGCAGTACCAGGCGACGATGAACCACTACTTCAACGAGCACCTCGCCCAGGCTTCGGTCGACCTCACGCTGAACGACCAGGGCCGAGCCTACATCTACCAGTTCGACTCTCGTTCGGGCATGATGAAGGGCGTCGAGCACAGGATGGTCGTCGAGCACGCCGACGGTTCGCCGTCCAAGTTCCAGATGCCGGACTACAACGTCGAGATGGACGAGCAGGGCCACATGGTCGGGTTCTCCATCGCCGGCGAGCTCTTCCACTACGGCGTCAAGGGCATGCACTGGGGTGTACGAAAGAAGGAAGACGACGGTGGCAGCAGCGCTCCCAAGGAGCGTGGCAAGATCCGTCGAGCCATGACGAAGGCCAACACCGCTGGCGCCGCCGGCAACGAGGCTGTTCGCAAGGGAGAGCAGCAGCATCGCTTCGCGCTTGCCGTTCTTCCTCCGGAGAAGCGTGCGGAGGTTGCGTCGGCGGCCAAATCCCAGGTCCTGGGCATCGCGGCCGGCGTCAACTCGAACCCGAGATTCAAGGGCAAGGACCTCAAGGCCGACCCCGAGCTCAAGCAGGAGTACTTCGACACGGTCGAGAAGGCCGCGCTCAAGATCTACAAGGAAGCGCTGACTCAGGCCAAGGTCGACTATTCCGCGGAGATCATTGAGTCGTTCATCGACTCTCGTCAGCAGGGGATTCAGTTCCGGACTCCCCAGAAGGCGCAGCACGCCGACGATGACGGGGTCCTTCTTGAGCTCAAGTTCGTTCTGAACAAGCTCGGACAGATCGAGGACATCGAGATCCCCGAGAAGACCCTCGCCCACTACGGCGTCAAGGGTATGCGCTGGGGCTACACGACCGTGGACGGCCACGCCGTCTCCACCGGCTCCCGAGAGAAAGGCTCTCGCCTGACTCGGGGATCCAAGGACGCGACGGTCACGCAGCGCAAGGCCGGTACCTACGTCAAGGCCAAGGGTGGTCAGCGTCAGAAGGCTGCAGAGGACGCCGTCCGCACGCAGGCTGCTCGCCAGATCGCCAAGAAGTCCACGACCGACGCTCTGAGCAACAAGGAGCTGAAGGCCACCATCGAGCGCATGCGACTCGAGCAAGAGTTCGCCAAGCTCGACAAGAAGGTTTCGCGGAAGGGCAACAGCTTCGTTTCGAGGCTGATGCAGTCCCCCGAGGCCCGAGCAACAGCCGCGGACCTCGTCAAGAAGTCCGCAGCCGCCGCAGCCGGCTAGACGTCAAAATGGAAGGAGGTCGGCGATGAGCGAAGCAACCATGTCAAACACGGCAGTTCCCAAGTACTACGGGATGTTCCGTGAGGCGGTACTCCGTGGCGACATTCCCGTGAACCGGGAAGTCGAGATGGAGATGAACCGTATTGACAGGCTCATCGCCGACCCCGACGTCTACTACGACGGCGACATCGTCGAGGGCTTTGTCAAGTTCTGCGAAGCCGAGATGACTCTCGGTGACGGCAGTGATCTCAAGCTTCTTCCGATCTTCAAGGTGTGGGCCGAACAGCTCTTGGGTTGGTACCACTACGTGGAGAGCGAGGACTGGGACGAGCAGCTTGGACGCTGGGTCGTTCGCACAGAGCTTCAGCGCCTCGTCAACAAGCAATACCTGATCGTGGCCCGTGGTGCTGCCAAGTCGATGTACGCCGCTCTGATCCAGGCGTACTTCCTCAACGTCGACACCGAGACCACGCACCAGATCTGCACTGCTCCCACCATGAAGCAGGCAGAGGAGGTCATGTCGCCGATTCGTACGGCGATCACGCGCGCACGCGGGCCTTACTTCAAGTTCCTGACCGCAGGGTCTCTGAACAACACCACTGGTGACCGCTGGCTTCGTCCCAAGCTCGCGGCAACCAAGATCGGCATCCAGAACTTCCTCACCGGCTCCCTCATCGAGGTCCGGCCGATGTCGATCAACAAGCTCCAGGGTCTGGGCACCAAGATCAACACTGTGGACGAGTGGCTTTCTGGCGATATTCGTGAGGATGTCATCGGTGCCCTCGAGCAGGGTGCGCAGAAGACCAAGGACTGGGTCGTGCTCGCCATTTCTTCGGAAGGTACCGTTCGAAACGGCGCCGGCGACACGATCAAGATGGAGCTCTCTGAGATCCTCAAGGGTGAGTACGACCGACCGGACACTTCGATCTGGTGGTACAAGCTGGACAGCATCGAAGAGGTGGAAGACGCCTCGACGTGGCTGAAGGCCAACCCGAACTTGGGCAAGACGATCTCCTACGAGGCTTACCGACTCGACGTCGAGAAGGCCAAGAAGGTTCCCGCAGCGAAGAACGATATTTTCGCCAAGCGTTTCGGGATCCCGATGGAGGGGTTCAGCTACTTCTTCACTTACGAGGAGACGCTCCTGCACAAGATCCGCCGCCGGGCCTTCAACGGCGTGGCGTGCTCGCTGGGCATCGACCTGTCGCAGGGTGACGACTTCTGTGCGTTCACCTTCCTGTTCCCGTTGCGCAACGGCCGGTTTGGCGTTCAAACGCGCAGCTATATTACGCGACGGACGCTCGACCTGCTCCCTGGCGCACTCCGGGCGAAGTACCAGGAGTTCCTCGAAGAGGGATCGCTGGTCGTCATGGAGGGCAACGTCCTGGACGTCGACGGCGAAGTCTTTGACGATCTCGACGAGTTCATTCGCCAAGAGAACTTTGAGGTTCGTTCGGTCGGCTACGACACCTACAACGCTAAGGCGTTCATGGAGAAGTGGGTTCAACTGAACGGCGAATGGGGAGTCGTTAAGGTAATCCAGGGTGCCCGGACTGAGTCCGTTCCTCTGGGTGAGATCAAGATCCTTGCTGAGGATCGGGACCTCATATTTGATCAGGAACTGATGAAGTTCACGATGGGGAACGCCATCACCATCGAGGACACCAACGGCAACCGAAAGCTGTCAAAGAAGCGCAAGGACGAGAAGATCGACAACGTCGCCGCGCTGATGGACGCTTACGTCGCCTACAAGGCCCACAAGGAGGAGTTCTAATGGCGGACGACGAGCTCAAGCACTACGGTGTGAAGGGCATGAGGTGGGGCGTCCGCAACGAGGACGATCCTGCCGGTGACGGATCTCGGGGCCAGGGCACGAACAACAAGCCCGACGACGTCCTCGCCTCTGTCGAGGAGTACAAGGCCCTTACCCGGGTGCAGCCTCAGCTCAAGGGCCTGGCTGCAAGCAAGAACGCCCAGCAGAACCTCGACAAGTTCCACGACAAGGCGGACAACCCTGGCCCGCCGCTGGGAAAAGAGGAGAAGCGGGAAGCCAAGGCGTCGAAGTTCGATGACAAGGCCGCCCCGCACCAGCAGCGCATCGACGAGCTGAACTCTCAGATCCAGGAGCTCGAAGGGTCCACGCGCTACCGCGACCGGGTTCGGAAGAACTCCCTCAACCGGGAGCTCGCGATGGAGACCGAGATGCGGGACGCATACCTCAAGGACGCCGAGCGTTCTCGAGAAGGAAAGCTGACTTCAGGGCAGAGGAAGGCCCTGGTCGCTGCCGGCGTCGGTGCTCTTGTGGTGGGCAGCATTGCCTACAGCAGCCACAAGCAGAAGATGGCGATCAAGGATCTCGAGGATCGAGCAGCCAACGGCGACGTTGACGCAAAGCTTCAGCTGTTCAACCACCACGTCACGCAGGCGAAGGTCAAGACCTGGATGTTCGGGGGCTTCATCCAAGACCCCACGTCGTGGGATCGGGAAGAGTTCGAGCTTCCAGAGGGGCACACCTTCCACCGGATCTCAACCAAGGATGAAAGTGCCCACGGCTTCCACCCCGGAACCTACTGCACGCCAGACGAGGCAGACTTCAACCGCTACGTCTCGGGGTTTCGTCAGGAGAAGGGTCCGAACGCCAGCTTCCACCACGTCACATTCCAGACGAAGACCCCCACGAAGGTCCCCAACCTTCACACCACCATCGAAACTCTTCGCGAGACGATGGGCCCGGGAGCCACCAAGGAGCAGGCTCTGGCCAAGTACCAGAGTTTGAGCGGCGGTCGTTGGGACACCTCGGAAGCCGGTCGGTTCTTCACGGCTCTGCAGGCCAAGGGCTACGGGGCGATCGTCGACGAGATGGACGCGGGTGTTATCGGCAACCGTCCGCTGGTGTTCTTCAACTATCAGCAGGCTACGCCGAAGCAGGCCCGTCCTCTGGACGAGGGAGAGATCTCCGTTCGGGAGAAGTCCGTCGAGCTCATGACCAAGCCGCCCCGCAAGGCCTGACCCGTCAAAATGGAAGGAGGGCTGATGAGCGAGATCATCATCCCGGCTCAGCAGTTCGCATCACCTCAAGATGCCCTCGCTCACTACGGGGTCAAGGGCATGCAGTGGGGCGTTCGCAAGGACGACCGACTCGAAGGGGTCTCTCCTGGGACCAACCGAGAGGCGTCCAAGGACGCTCGAGAGTTCGCTCGGGCCAAGATGTTCTACGGCGAGGGCGCAGGCACCCGCCGCAAGCTGATCAAGGCCAAGGTCGAGGCGAAGGCTGCCAAGGACCCTGCGTACAAGAAGGCATTCGACCACCACCTTGCCAAGCAGGACCTGGGCAAGCACGCCGAGAAGGCTCGTGGTGAGCGCAAGCGCAAGGATGTCTCGGCAGGAACCGGCAAGGCTGTCCGTGGCGCCCACCGGCAGCTCACGGGTGGCATGGGCAACGTTGGTCTCACCGGAGCAGTCCTGGCCGGCGGCATCATCGCGGCCAAGAAGGCGAACGTCGACAAGATCCTCGCCAACGCCGCGGCCACCTCGTACAAGCAGGCCAAGACGAGCTACAACAACAAGAAGGCCGTCGAAGACCTTCTCAAGTCCATGAATCTGAAGTGACGAAAGGAGGTGAACCATGGGAGTTGGCAGCCGTCTGAAGCACGCCTACAACGCCTTCGTCAACCGGACTCAGGTGAACAGCGTTTCGCCATATTCCGGTGCACACAACACTGAGCTGGGTGCTGGCTACTCCAGCAACCCGACTCGGGCGCGGTTCGGATTCTCCGGCGAGCGCTCCATCATCTCCTCGATCTACACGCGGATGGCGATCGACTGCGCCACGATCGATATTCGTCACGTCAAGAAGGACGAGCAGGACCGTTACGTCGAGGACGTGAACTCGGGACTGCACAACTGCTTGAACGT